AATATTTCTTAATATATCCATTTAATAATATTGGGGATAAAAATAATTAAGGTAATATAATATCTTCAAACATACCTTTATAAAATGTTTGAAGGCTCTCGTCAGGCTTCATTTGTTCTTCGTATGTACTTCTAGGTATATATTTGACTATTACCTTTTCCTTATCACATGTATGTTTTTTACTATAATATCCTTGAACTATTAATATAGATCCTATAAAAAGTAAAAATATAGCAATTGCTTTCATTTCTTAATATTATAATATAGTTTATTTTTATGTATTTCTTTCACTCCACGCATCTACTTTTTCAAGTTCCTCTTTAACTTCATCTAATTTTACAACATCATCGTTCTCATTGCTTGCCTCAACATTATCACCTACTGGTGCGGCATTTGAAGCAAATGTTTGTTTTCTATTCTCAAAAACAATATCACGATTATCCATATTTTTCTTATATTCTTTCATTAGTGTATTCAATTGTGTTTCAGAATATTCTTGATTTTCAAGACATTCAGGATTTGGCGACCAAGGACACCAACATCCTACTTGTGCGATATAAATATTAAACTTATTGTCTATTTTTTTCAAAAATTCACTGCGAATCTTAGCCTCTTCAATAGTATCAAAAGTTCCACGCACTTTAATCCCACGCATAGAAGTAATAAAGTTGTTATCTTTGTGATAATTTGCTTCTAGTTCATCATTATTTACTGATTTATAAAAAGCGTATTGATCATTCATTTCTTTGGGATCGAAAAGATAAGAATGGTTATCAACAATTGTATCAATCATATCTTTTTGTTCGGGATTTTTTTCTTTGATACCTTCAAGAAGCATTTTCATATCATTAGAAAACTTCTCTACAAATTTATTAAAAATATAGGCCTCTTTATTTACAATAACATCTTCTGGGCTTAGAAAAGATAGTAGTACAAAATTTTGACCTCTAATAGGTTTATCTTCATCCAAATAATCGACCTCTTTTGTGGATACCAACGTATTATCTACTGCTGCCATTATATATCCTTGCCTTATCTTATATTATAAATATATATTTAAAATCTTATATATATTTATTTAAAATATTTCATAATAATAAATGTCAGCAAAAAAATACGATGATTTTAACATATTATTATATAAGATTTTAAAATATTCTATACAAGGTCTTATAATTGCTTTTATAGCATTATTGATACAGGACAATAAATTTAATATTGCTAAATTATTTACTCTTACAATATTAATAGTTCTAATATTATATATATTAGACTTATTATCAAATAGGTTTTCTATTTATCAAAATGAAAGTAAAATAGGACTACATAAATCTAATGATTTCATGTTGTTATAAGTTATATGTTTCTTTTTATATGGAAATATTATAAAGTAATTTCTTTTGGAATATAAAATATTATTATACATAACGAATATAATATAACATACGATAAGAGAATCGTTTGATTAATTATAAAAAGTTCTTCGTATGTTATATACTTTGCTGGCATATTATATTTTTTATAAAGGTATATGTATCATTTTTTATCTGTAATACTTTTTATAATTTTTAGAAAATAATAATATATCTAGAGAAGCCTCATAAGGCATGCCTTCAGCATGTCGCGATCCTTTAAGAGATTCTAGAGAAGCCAAGATATTTATATTTTTTGATTTTAGAATTTGAGTAGCGTAAGCGTATAACTTTATTTATTTAGAAATTTATAAAAAACTTTTGAAAAATTAGAAATATCAGAGATATACGCTGTGCTACTCAAAATTCAAAATAGGATTTTTAAGATTTTTTGGTTTGAATTCTAAGCAGTTATAGAGAGGCCTATTAAGGAATGCCTTCAGCATGTTGTGATCCTTTAAGGGATTATAGAGAAGCCAAGATATTTATATTTTTTGATTTTAGAATTTGAGTACATAACTTTATTTATTTAGAAATTTATAAAAAACTTTTGAAATTTTAGAAATATCAGAGATATGTACTCAAATTCTAAAATAGGATTTTTAGGATTTTTTGGTTTGAATTCTAAGCAGTTATAGAGAGGCCTCTTAAGGAATGCCTTCAGCATGGGCGATCCTTTAAGAGATTCTAGAGAAGCCAAGATATTTATATTTTTTGATTTTAGAATTTGAGTACATAACTTTATTTATTTAGAAATTTATAAAAAACTTTAGAAAAATTAGAAATATCAGTGATATACGCTGTGCTACTCAAAATTCAAAATAGGATTTTTAAGATTTTTTGGTTTGAATTCTTAGCAGTTATAGAGAGGCCTCTTAAGGAATGCCTTCAGCATGGGCGATCCTTTAAGAGATTCTAGAGAAGCCAAGATATTTATATTTTTTGATTTTAGAATTTGAGTAGCCATAGCGTATTACTTTATTTATTTAGAAATTTATAAAAAACTTTAGAAAAATTAGAAATATCAGAGATATGTACTCAAAATTCAAAATAGGATTTTTAAGATTTTTTGGTTTGAATTCTAAGCAGTTATAGAGATGCCTCTTAAGGCATGCCTTCAGCATGTGCGACCCTTTAAGATATTCAAGGAGAAGCCAAGATATTTACTTTTTTGATTTTAAAGATTTTTTGAAATAACCAGGTTTTATCTATAGAAAATAAAGCATAAGTAGAGTAAGTAGCATGAGTAGCCGACGAAATACAAAGATATTATATTAAGAATTATAATATACTACTATATTAAAGTGATGGTATAATTTCATAATTCAAATCAACGCATATCTTTTTCCATATTTGGTCTTGAACGTAAAGTTTTTCTCTGCTTTTTAATAAGGGAAAATACTTTAGATATTCGTTTAATCCTAGTATTTGAAAGAATTTATAAAGTACATAACTATATGATAAGAAATTCTTTCTATCTTTAGGGCAATGCTTAAGAAATGGTGCTTGAATGCTTCTAAACATATTACATAATTTATCTTCTAATTCAGGACTAAATTGAGGAGTTGGTATTCCGTTAATTCTATTTATAATATAATTAATATGTTCATAATATTTATTTATTCTTAATCTTTTAAGAATATCCCTCATTTTTAAGTAAGTAATTTTTTTTAAATCAGTAATCTTTTCTTTCTTAATTTCCGTTAAAATTTTTTCAAATATCTCGTCGGGTATATCAGTACTTTCTTTTCCTTGAACCTGATTGCACCATTCTCTAAAATGATTTATTCTTTTATAACAAAAATGAGATGTATCTTTGGTATTTTGTTTTAATATCGGTCTATTTTGCTCTACCAATAATAGTTCTTGATATCCACAAATATTACATACTATTATAGCATCATGTTGAAGACATGTCATGGCATTTTTACATATCTTACATATCTCTATATTTTCATCTTCAACTGTTCTTACATATTTATTATTAATTATAGCCATATATTTATCAACTAAAGTACTTTTATCGTATATTTTGCTATTATCATCTTTGTCATAATCGCTTTTTTCGCTTTCAATAATTTCGCATTTATCGCTAATAACAGAATTATTTTCTATCGGTGTCTTTTTACTATCTATATTATTAAGAGCCTCTAAGACATTTATAGTATTACAATAAATACTAATATTACGCTTTTTTTTAGAATCTTTTTTATATATTTTCGGTTTATTACAAGTTTCTTTAATAAAATTAATATTTTGGTTAATATCAGATTGTTTATTTACAGTATCATAATATTGAAATAATATATCACTAGTATTTTTATAATACTCTATTTCGTCTAAATTATTAAGTTCATTTAGTTTACCTTTAATATCTATAATCTGTTCATTTAACTCTATATTACTAAACCATAATTTGCTATTAATTTCTTTATCGGTCGTATTATTAATTTGCTTTAATATCTCGTTTTTCTTTTCTTCGCAAAAATTTAATTTATTAATATAGTATATTTTTTCCTTATCGCTCTTCTCAAAATCCTTTATCATATTATTATGCATTGCATCCAATGTTACAGTTTCGTTTATATCAGTCGTTATTTTTTTTTTAGATGACTTCTCTTTAAACATCATTATATTTGAATTATAAATATTAAGGTTTATATAATAAAATTTATTTTTGTGTCATATAATCTATATTTTTTTCTCCTCTAATAGTATAAAGAATATAGCGTAAATGGGTGGTGGTCTTCTTCAATTAGTTGCTTATGGTGCTCAGGATGTTTATTTAACTGGTAATCCTCAAATTACCTTTTTCAAAGTAGTTTATCGTCGTCATACTAACTTCGCTATTGAAGCCATTCAACAAACTTTTAACGGTAATGCGGGATACGGAAATACAGTAACTTGCCAAATATCCCGTAATGGTGATTTAATAAATCGCATGTATTTACAAGTTGATGTACCTAAAAGAAAATCAACCGCCGCTACTGCGGGAAGTACCTATCAAAATTATCTAGGTCTGCGTTTAATTAAATCAGTTGTTATAGAAATTGGTGGACAACAAATAGATAAACATTATTCTGACTGGCTTTACATCTGGAATGAGTTATCTCTTCCCATGGGCAAACGCTACGCATACGATACTATGGTTGGTGCTGATAAAGATATATTAAATGGCGGTACTGTTAATAATGATGTAACAGCGACCACTTTATATATTCCTTTTGAATTCTGGTTTTGTCGCAATGTAGGTCTCGCTCTTCCTTTAATAGCCCTCCAATATCACGAAGTAAAAGTAAAAATAGATTTTGAAACTAAAGCCAATTGTGTAACTGCTATTGACGATTTCGATGATGTTAAAAATATATCTTTATGGGCTGATTATATATTCTTAGATACCGATGAACGCCGAAGATTCGCTCAATTATCTCACGAGTATTTAATTGAACAATTACAATTTACTGGAACTGAAACTCTTGTAGCAGGTACTAATCGCATTAAATTAAATTTCAATCATCCTTGCAAAGAATTAATCTGGGTTGCTAAAATACCGCAAGATCTCAATAAAACCAGATGGTATGATTATACTAATACTAATCTTGCTGAAGTTGATAATTCACCATCTTTAGGATATAACGGAAGTTCTAAAGTTGGAGGCCAATATACCTCAAACTACTTAGTAATATCTGATATTAAACCTGCTTCAAATGTCAATCCCTTCAAAAATGCTATACTTCAATTAAATGGCAATGATCGTTTCGCGGTAAGAGAAGGTGATTATTTTAATTATGTTCAACCCTTCCAACATCACACTAATGTTCCTGTACATAATTCAATCAACGTATACTCGTTTGCTCTTAAACCCGAAGATCATCAACCAAGTGGCACTCTAAATATGTCTCGTATTGATACCGCTACTCTCATGGTTACAGCGGGTGCTAGAGATACTGGTTTATCATATGAAGGAGTAAATATATATGCTGTCAATTACAATGTTCTACGTATATTATCTGGAATGGGTGGCCTTGCTTATTCCAATTAAAAAATAATAATTATAATAATTTGTGTTATATATTTCCCTTTTTTTTTTCTCCTCTAATAGTATAAAGAATATAGCGTAAATGGGTGGTGGTCTTCTTCAATTAGTTGCTTATGGTGCTCAGGATGTTTATTTAACTGGTAATCCTCAAATTACCTTTTTCAAAGTAGTTTATCGTCGTCATACTAACTTCGCTATTGAAGCCATTCAACAAACTTTTAACGGAACTCCCAATTTTGGCAATCGCGTAACTTGCCAAATATCAAGAAATGGCGATTTAATACATCGTGTATATTTAGCGGTTGTTAATTATTCATCTGGAAATAATGTATGTCCTTATTTTGGTCTTCGTTTAATAAATTATGTAGAAATTGAAATAGGTGGTCAAAAAATAGATAAACATTATTCTCATTGGATGTATGTATGGAATGAACTTTCTTTACCCGTTTCAAAGAAAGATGCCTACAAAAAAATGGTTGGTGCTAACGATAAACTAGCGTCTTTAACTAATGCTAATCTATATATCCCTTTAGAGTTCTGGTTCTGCCGTAATGTTGGCCTTGCTCTCCCTTTAATCGCCTTACAATATCATGAAGTAAAAATAAACATTTTATTTGAAACTAAAGATAATTGCCGCGGTAATACAAATGAACTTCTCGATTTAACTTCAACTACTTTGTGGGTTGATTACATATTCTTAGATACTGATGAACGCCGAAGATTCGCTCAATTATCTCACGAATATTTAATAGAACAATTACAATTTACTGGAACTGAAAGTATTAATGATTCTGCTACTAGCATAAAACCTAAACTTTCTTTCAATCACCCCTGCAAAGAATTAGTATGGTTCTGTGCTTCAAGCCACTCAGCCACTAAAGCAACTATTAATAATAACTGGGTTAACTATTCAACAGGTAATAATGGATATGCCGCAGATAATTCTGAATTATTCAAAGAGACAAGTGCAATAACTTCTACCAATCCTATAAAAACTGCTAAACTCGTATTAAATGGAAATGACCGTTTCTCCGCAAGACCTGGTTCTTATTTTAATTTAATACAACCGTTTCAGCACCACGAAAATATACCTTCAAATTCGGGTATTAACGTTTATTCATTCGCTCTAAAACCTGAAGAACATCAACCTAGTGGCACTCTTAACATGTCTCGTATTGATACCGCTGTTCTCAATTTAGATGTTACCTCGAGTATGACTGGCTCGAAAAATCTTCATGTATATGCTGTAAATTATAACGTTCTTCGCATACTTTCGGGTATGGGTGGTTTAGCATATTCAAATTAAATTATATTATTTATATATGTTGTTAAATTGCTATAAAGTTTCTTTTTTTTTTCTCCTCTAATAGTATAAAGAATATAGCGTAAATGGGTGGTGGTCTTCTTCAATTAGTTGCTTATGGTGCTCAGGATGTTTATTTAACTGGTAATCCTCAAATTACCTTTTTCAAAGTAGTTTATCGTCGTCATACTAACTTCGCTATTGAAGCCATTCAACAAACTGCCTCGGGAAGTAATTCTCTAGGTTCACGTGCCACTTATCAAATAACTCGCAATGGCGATTTAATACATAGAGTATATTTTTACGGAAAATTAAAAAATACTTCTGGTAGCAAAAAAGTAGCCTTAGTTCCTAATGTTGGCCAAAAATTATTAAAAACTGTTGAATTAGAAATCGGTGGACAACGTATAGATAAACATTATTCTGAGTGGCTTTATATATGGAATGAACTTTCGCTACCCTATGGCAAACGTGAAGGCTATTATAAAATGATTGGTGCTAATAAAGAAAATTGCTGCACACAATTAGCACACACTACCAATAACTCTTATGAATTATATGTACCTTTAGAATTCTGGTTTTGTCGCAATGTTGGTCTCGCTCTCCCTTTAATCGCATTACAATATCACGAAGTTAAAATTAATATTGAATATGAAACTGCGGATAATTTATGCGATGTTAGTGATACCAACTATTGTATTGAAAATGATGTTGCTGGTGGTTCAGCAAATGTAACTGCTAATTTTGATAAAACTTTAACATTAGACGAACCTACCTTATGGGTTGATTATATATTCTTAGATACCGATGAACGCCGAAGATTCGCCCAATTATCCCACGAATATTTAATTGAGCAATTACAATTTACTGGAACAGATACTATAACTTCTTCGGGTGCTAACGCGGATTCAATGAAAAGCATGCGTATGAATTTCAATCATCCCTGCAAAGAACTCGTATGGGCTATCAAAAGATCTGACCAATCAACTGTATATTGGAATAACTTTTCTACCGCAGAAAAAGATGAAAATGCTGGAGCAGGCACTGATGTTACCTTCAACAACTATATAGTTTCTAGCAATCCTGTAATGCAAGCAAAAATAATGCTTAACGGCAATGATCGTTTCGCAACAAGACAAGGCGAATATTTCTCTCTTGTTCAACCTTATGAACATCATGAAAATACTCCTGACATGTACCACAAGGGCATCAATGTTTATTCTTTTGCTCTAAAACCCGAAGAACATCAACCAAGTGGCACTTTAAATATGTCTCGTATTGATACTGCTGTTCTATCTCTATCTTCTAAAATGGCGGGTACTATATATATATTTGCTGTTAACTATAACGTTCTACGTATATTATCTGGTATGGGCGGCCTTGCTTATTCTAATTAAATATGATATCTACGATAGCCATAATACAATTTTTTCGTTTTTTAATTTATAATTATTATCAATAGATAATATTATATTATATAAAATTTTTGATATTTGTATTGATGTCTTATGGATATCGTTATTTGACCAATTATTTTTATTTTTTTCATTAAAATAATATGAAATAATATCTTCCAAATAAGGCAAGCATCCTTTATTCATCGAATTGGTATATTTATACGCATTTATTTTATATCTCATATACAAACTTTCTTTATCTGTAAGACTTTTGTAGTAGTTTGTAAAACTTTTCTTAATCTTATTTAGTGTTTTCTTATAATCATTATTAATCTCATAACTAACTTTTTTAATTAAATAAGTTTTTAACATATCACAATTATACTTATTTCTTTTATCTCCAACTATACTTTTTAAATTTGTCTCCTTTTTAACAAAGATATTAGACGACTTATTTATCTCGCTCAACTTTTTGAGTTCGCAATAGCCTTGCAAATATCTAACAATATTTACAATATAATCTTTGTCGGTAAAATTACTAATTGCTGGTAGCATATTAAAGATTAATATATTTTAGAAAACTAAAAAAAATAAATCATTTTTTAATAAATTATAAAAATATATTATATATTATATATAATATATAATATATAATATATAATATATAATATATAATATATAATATATAATAAATTATCATAATATAGTAATTATATTATAACTTAATCGTCGCTGATAATAATATCCTTTAGATAAGGTGTGAGGATTTCATTCACGATAAACTCAGGTTTAAATTCATCATAATTCATAAATATTTTTAGAAGTTGTTCTGAAAATCCCGATACAATAGCAGTCCCTTCAGTATCGCAATTAACAGGGAAAATTTCATTGCTGTCTGAATTAAGATTCCAAAATATAAACTTGGGTGCTTTATAATTATTGTTTTTATATAGTTGAACAATACTTTTATATACAGTATTTAGATCATTATCTCTAGAGTTATTAGCATTATTAAATTGCATATCTGTAAATACAAATAGTTTTGTTGGCATTTTATCTTGCGGAACATTGTGTTTAATAGCATAGTTAATAATCTCCTCATTACATTTTACAAAATCTGTACTAAATCCATAATCAATTTTCATTATATTTTTAATACATTCGTGAAGTGTTGGAATAGATCCAATTTCACTATTCGTACTAGCCGCCGCATTATCTCCATTTTCGATTCTTTTTTCTTGAATTTTCACAGGACTAATCAAATCTACAAGTTGTGGTTCTTCGCTAAATGTAATAATTTTATTAGCAAAATTTCCCTTACAACACAAAGAAGTAATGATACCTAATGCTACAGCAACTTGTGCTGGAATACTTCCGTTTTTAGCATTAAACATAGATCCTGATACATCAATGATAGAAATCGCATTATCAAAATTTCCCGACTTTTTAACATTCTCTACAATTGTTCTCCATTGCATCTCGGTTGTCTGACACTTCTCTCCTTTATTAAACTTTTCCAAATCCTTAATATAGACTCCTACCAATTCGTGCGGAAGGATACCTGTGACATTGATTTTTTTCACTTTATTGAAAACATCTTCTTGATATTTCCTATATCTCTCTTCATCGTGTTTAATAAAAGCATTCTTCAATTTATTCGAGGCAACTCCAGGAACATTTTCATATTTAATAGTACCCCAATCATTCTCGCACATTTTTGCTTCTACAATATCAATCTTCTTTCTCAAAGGTACTAAATACTCCTTTCTATATTTTTCCATTTTACTCATATCTTTGCTACCATAGATAAATGACGCCACCTTCTTAGCGTATTGTCTTCTCTTGTCATACTTATCATTTTCACTAGGAGCCCATTTGGCACATAGAGAAACAGGATTATTATTTTCCAAATTTACCTTATCTTCAATTAATTTTTGAGCAATAATATTTAATTCAAATTTATGATCAATATTTTTCAACTTATAACCGATGTAATGCAAATCTTTCCAACGTCCATATTTTTCAATATAATTCTTAATGTTATTTGCGTAAGTATTAAATTTATTTTTACGCAACCAAAGCATCGCATCATTTGCTATCTTCTTCTCTTTCTTCCCCGATAATCTATCGCGACCATTAAAAATAATCGCGACAGTTTTTTTAGGGTCTTCTTCCCAACATTTTTCAAGATACTTATTACTAACGTCAATATCCAAATCTCTCACAAACAACATGAAATAATCAACAATAGAACTTCCTGTCGTCTTTAAAGCATTTCCATTATTGGCGGTTTTAGTAAAAGCACAGGCGGCATTGGGAGTTTCCATTATACGAATGTTTGTTATAATATATATGATAGCAATTATTTATATCAATTTTTATTATTTTTTATAATAATTTTGTAAAAAGAATTAAACAGTTTTATATTGCTTATTTATTAAGCAGTTGCTGCAAGTTTGCTAGCGGAGGGAGGGAAATGATGAGAGATTAGTTTTTGTAGAATGAAATAGTTGATATCTTCTTTATCGCCAACATTTAGGATTTTCTTAAGTTTTTCGTCAGGGAGGATAAAACGTTTGTTTTCGGGCTTATTTAGATTGTGTTCTTTAACATAGGAGTTGATAAAGCGGGTAATATCCGTTCGCGATTTCTCAGTTCCATGAGGAACTCCTATGAAATCACATAGTTCATCAGAGATTTTGTTAGGTTTAGCAAATCCCGATGGCGAGTTTTTAGCATTTTGGCGTTTTTTCTGTGCCTTCTCGATGATTTTTTGCTGTTTTTCGTAATCTTTGCTCAAAACTTTTAGGAGATTTTGAACTTCCTTGAAATTAGCAAATAGTGTATTCACTTTCTCGATAATTACAGAAACAGCATTATCTTTAACTTGTGATGCTTCAACGCCTACAACATCCCCTTCAGTTTTCGCACCAGGAACACTTAGTAGAGGCACTGGTGGAATAACTGGAACTGCAGGAGTAGTCGCCGCAACCGCCAAAGGCAATTTAGCAGCCGCTTGTTTTTTGGGTGCTTGCTTTGCTTCAGGTGCGGGAGATGGAGGAGGTACTTGAGTCGCTTTCTTCGATGCCATTATATTCACTTTATGAATACATATATAATTATATGTTTATATCATTTTATAAGAGCATAATTATAATTTATTTACAATAAATAAACATATGAAAATAAAAAGGGTAGGGACATACTTAACAGGATTTAAATATTACAATTATAACAATAACGATGAGATAATAGATGATATTAAGATTGCTAATATAAAAAAATTAAAAATCCCACCTTGTTATAATAATGTTGTTATATTAAATAATAAAAAAATAGTAGCATATGGATATGATAGCAAGGGAAGAAAACAAGTTGTATATAATACCAAATATATTGAAAAGCAAAATGAAAAAAAATATGATAAAATAGAGCGATATGATACTTATTTTATCAAGATAAAAAAACACATATCAAAGGATTTAAAATCACATGATGAAAAAAATAAAATTATAGCAATAATTATAACACTAATATTAACATGTGGTTTTAGAATAGGTAATAAAATATATGAAAAACAAAATAAATCATATGGTATAACTACACTCAATTATTCGCATATTAAACTAATTCAGGACAATGGCAATAACAGTATATTATTTGATTTTATAGGTAAAAAAGGAGTACGGAATGAGGCAATATGTAAAAATAAATATATATGCGAATATTTATTTAAAAAACTAAAAGATATTAATCATAAAAATACAAATGATTATATATTTAAATATAATAATAGACGTATAAGTGCGGACGATGTAAATAGTTATTTAATGGATAAATTAAAGGTAAATATAACTACAAAGGATTTGCGTACATGGAATGCGAATTATCTATTTAATAAATATTTACTTAAATGTAAAAATGAAAAGAACCCTATTAAAAGGGCTATAGAACTAACTTCGCTAGAATTACATAATACTACAAATGTATGTAAAAAAAGTTATATTGATCCTAAAATAATTGATAAGGCTAGACAGTTAGTATAATTATAAAAATTGACTTTTTTATTATTATATAATAATAAGATAAATATTATAAACAATGGATATTGAAATTATTAATAAGAATATTGAAGATATGCTTGTAGACAGAGGCGATGACGTTATATCTTTTAAAGAAATGCTGTTATCATTAAATAAAGAAGATTTTGAAACAGATAAAACTGTTATAAATGTTCAAACATTGAAAACTACTATTCTATACGCTCTTTCTAAAAATTTGAGAAAAATGATAATAAATGAGTTAAAAGAAAAATTAAAGGATGGTGACAATATTAATGAATTTACTAATAAATATGGTGGCAAAAATAATATCATTATAGTTTTCAATAATGAATCAATATCAACGGCAGTAAAATCTCAATTAAATAAATACGATAAAATATTTCAAAAAAATGGCGGACATCTTCAATATTTTAGTTCCCAACAATTAATGTTTAATCCAACAAAGCACGAATATGTTCCTAAACATACTAAACTAACTGACGAAGAAACAAAAGATTTTATGAAAGAGTATATGGCACGTAGTAAAATGCATATGCATGTTATATTACAGAATGACCCTATAGCCAAATGGATAGGGTTAAAACACGGAGATATCGTTAGAATTGATAGATATAATGAAAATAGCGGTGAATCATTTTCTTATAGATCTTGTATTTAAATAAATATATTATATCTATAAAATAATAGAGTATTATAAAAATAATTAATGACATATAAAATTGAAAGTAACGATTTATATCATTATAACACTTTAAGAAGTAATTTAGAAGATTTACAAAAAAAAATATTTTTAGGTAGAAAACCTGGAACTCCCGGAACTCCCGATGATTTTACAACAAATTTTGATATATTATTTCCAAATATTGCTACTGATTATGTTGATAAAATTGAAACAATAGCTGGAACAGGTGAAACAAGTGCAACATTTCGTTCTAAAAATGTAAGTTTAAAACTTTTATTGCATAATTCGCTGTATCCTTATTTACATCAAACAAAAAGGCTCACATCAAATACTATTCAAAATGAACATATTAGAACAGCAGCAACTTCAAAAGATCATTTATGTTTTATTAAATTTAATGCTGTCGCTGCTACGGCTTCGGGTATTGCTCCAGATGTAAGTGTTATAAATAATATATTATATTCTATTTGTCTTATTGACATATTTATAAAAATAATAATGGCATTAAAAAACTGTTATATAACTAATAGCAATCTCTTTGAAAGTCATAGTCCAAATACAAAAATATATATTGTTGAAAAAAAATTAAGATCATCACACGACGCTACTACACCTAGAGGGTTATTTATGGATACAAGTAATACAAAACCAGGTGCTGATAGACCTCTTGATGCTATTTATTTATATATTGGAGATTTATCAAATATTTTTGCCTCGGAAGATATTAAAGCAGTTTTAAGTTTAAATGGTGGGTATGAGAGTGCAAATAACAACGCAGGTACTATTTCAAATACGTTTACAGCGGATGATAAATTAAGTACAGCATCTTCAAATGGAGGTGGAAAATATATTTTTAATTGCCTATATTTATATGATAATTATTCTCAATCAACACCAGGGACAAAAGCAGTATCGGGAGCAACCGCAGCAGATAAAAATTATGAAAATAATATCTATTTAATAAGAATTTTTTTGGAAATGATTAAAAATATAAAAGGTGGGACAGATTTTAATACAACAATTAATTATTTATATATATATTTATTATGTTTAAAATCAATCTTATTATCATCAATTAGAGCAGCAAATATATTTTATAATAATAAACACGATTTAGATGCAATCGCAATATCTTACGATGATATTTTTTCAGTTACTGCCCCTACAGCACCAACAGTGAATTGTAGTGCATTAGATATTAAAGGATTCGTTAAGGCAAAATCTTCAATAACATTTAGCGATGCGGCAAGTTGTACAACAACAACAAAAATAATCCCATATGATACTACAACGCCTAATATGTATAACTATATATTATATAGAAAACATTCTGGATCAGTAACTAATGAAACTATATTTAAAGAAAAAGATAAACTTTTATATGAAGCAATATCTAATACTAGTAGATCTGATATTAATGATTCAGCGTCAAGTTTAGGTATTGAATCTTATGAACTATTTAAAAACGATTTTACTGTAAAAGGAGATTATATAATAACAAGTTATGCTCCTTCAAATCCTGATAATTCAATAGATAACGGAAGTTTTTTTAAGAATTCAACAGGTGTTAATTATGAAAGTATTAAAAATATGTTTATACTAAATAAAACAAATGAATTTAATAAAAAATATAGAATTAAGATAGAAAATGATAATCGCGGATATAAGGTAACAAATTTTAGTGTATATAACAGTGGTTCTAATAGTATTAAAAATGTAACAATAACTCTAGAGCAAAAAAATAAAACAGATCAAAATAAGATATTATATGATGATCTTCCAGATAAAAGAAAGATTGGAAGTGTTTTTATAGCAAAAATAACTAGCGAAGATATAAACAGTGAATATGAAACTATAGTAACAAATACTAATAGTGCTGAACAAAATATTAGTTTATACAAAACTAAAATTAAGAATAATACTACATTATATGAATTACATAAATCTAAAAATAATTTACTATTTAATCAAACAATGTCTTATGTAGTTATTATAGCGATAATAATATCTGTTTTAATAATTGTAAATATCGCAGGTGTTGAAAAATCTCTTATAAAATCAGTTACTTTAGTATGCTTTGGTGCTATAATATTATTGTTTATGAGTTATTACATAACAAATACATTATATATAGAAGAGGGATTTAGTAATAGCGATTATAAAGGTTATGAGTTATGTCCATCATCTAGTTGCATAATTACTAGCGGGACAGAAACTGGTAATGTAAAAAGAGAAAATAATGCCGTGATTTTAGAAGAGAAAAAGGATTATGTTAAAAATTATTTAAATGATAATGCAAAAGAACTAATTATATTAATTAGTTTAGTAAAACCGACAATTGTCAATGATTCTCTAAAAGATAATAGCACTAAATTAGTTACAATGTCTAATAATATATATAATGAAAAGAAATCTGTAAAGGATGTTCTAAGTAATAAAAAATCTGATAGTGATATGAATCTTGACGTTCTTAGATAT